GTTTTTTTTTAGTTGACAAACTTATTTTTTTTTGTTACACTCCGTTCACTAATCGGTTGAGGTTAATTACTAAAGCGAGTTAATTTTTTTTTATAAGGGGTATACATATATAAAGTAATATGCGATATTAGTTTTTTTTTTTAATCTATTGGAGCAATACAAAATGCCAGCAAGAGATAAAAACGAAATCCATTTTTCTAATATGACAGGCAAATTAAAAGGCCTACGTGCTATTAGCACTAATACAATTACTAATCCTTTTTGTATTAAAATGAATAACTCTAAAAAAGATAATGTGATTTGTAAAAAATGTTATTCGTTCGGTATGTTAGAAACCTACCGGAAAAACATGCAAGATTGTTTGCAACACAATAGCGAATTATTATCAGGGTCATTAATTCAGTATAGGCATTTACCATTTATTATAGACGCCTATATCCGAATAGATGCGCACGGCGAATTGGTAAACGATATACACCTACTTAACTTGTATAGATTAGCAGATAAAAACCCCCATACTACATTCGCCATATGGACTAAAAGAAAAGATATAGTTGGTAGTGTAAATAAGACGCGAGAAACGCCCTCAAATATTATCTTAATATTTTCTAATTCTATTATAAATAAGGTTATGTATGAGCCACCTAAACACTTTCACAAGGTGTTTAATAACGTTACAGATACCTATAAAGAAAACGAGCAAAATTGCACATCACAAATATGCGTTGAATGCATGGCCTGTTATAAAGTGGATAGCGGTATAAACGTGATTATTGAAGCGGAAAAAAAGAACGGGCGAACGATTAAGACTAAACACTAGGCAATAAAAAACCCGCCAAGCCATAACAGCAAGGCGGGTTAAATAACCTAGGTTAATTATGCTACTGCTAGTTGCCTCCATTCGTCACTTGAAACAATCCTAGATACTTCGCGCTCTCTATTATCTAACGTAACCGCTATGTTATCAGATACGCTACTGTTTCGGACGGGAAATAAATCAGCATGGCTACTGTAAGCAGTGAGCGCGGAATACAGCGCCCATACGCTACGCCCCCGCGCCATACTTTCTTGCTCAAATTGTTCCATCATCATTTTAATTTTACGCCCCGCCATTCCAGCATCTTCAAGAGCTCTTTCCGCTTGTTCTGGAGTTATGGCCTTTTGCGCCCATGCTCTCCACGTATCGACACGCAATATAAAATCCTCGCATTGTTTCTCGATAAATCCCGCGAATATTTCTGGCGTAAATCCGCTAGTGTGACGAGCTACCCGCTTCTGATATTCGGCGCTAGTACAACCATTAGTACAAAAAAGATCTTCTGCCCCGCTAAACAAGCGTATGGCCCCGCTACCATTGAACGAATTAGTCAGACCAATCTTAAACAGTAGTTGCGTCTTAGATCCGCTAAGTTGCCTAATATCCGCGCCAATACCGCTAAATAATAAATCAATTCGGGTAAACGCCCCATTATGGCTAGATTGCTCTTTCAATTGAACGTCGCGCAGTGCTTCGCGTGGTAACGCAGTTTCGGCCCCCTCTTTAATCATATCATATAACGGGGCATTTTCTGCGATGCCATACGTAGATCCTACAATGCCTAAGTTAATCCCGTTATCGGTACGTTTCACAAAGCGCCCTAACGTATCTTCTCTATATTCATAATTCCAAGAATATTCGGACGTTCTGACGGCGTCATATATAGGCGTCAACTTAGCCTCAAAGTCAGTGCGACTAGTTAATTCGGGCCAGTAAACACCCGTTAAAGAAGAATTATTAACTGCAAAGTTGTTTAATGTGATTACGTTATTATTCATAATTTGTTTCTCCTATTTAGAGTTTAGTAGTGATGAAAGAATACCGCCAACAATTACGATTATTGAGGCGGTAATAAACGCGATAGCCAAAACAATATGGTTATCGAGAATTGCATTGTGTATTAGTTCAAGCATTTTAAAACCTAGGCTCATTAAAACCATGTTTTACTAAACGCTGTTTTATACGTACTATCTCGCTCTCCATTTCGGCGATTGTTTCCAATGCGTCTAGTAATTGAGTTTTATACGTGATCCCGTTTTGATGTTGGGTATCAACGGATATTTCAAGTTTATAATCTAATGACATTGTTTGTATTCCTTATACCAGTTGAAGATAAGCTAAAGTAATACAGTTTATGTTTTTAAACAAGCGAAATAAACCATCGCGCCAGAAAAGCGCCACCACACCCACTATGGGTAGGGTATAGATAGCACGTAGATTGACGGGATATATTAAAAAGCATACACAACAAACTATATTTTATTTTTTTTTAAGAGACACTACACAATATCAACACCACATTACGAGTATCGCCCTGGCTATTAAATAAGATAGGGGGGGCAATGGCTTAATTTACTTTTTTTTGGTTACGGGGCATGGGCCACCACCCCTCCTACGTACGTTATATATGGAGTGTGCAACGGATAGGTAAAATGAAGTGTCAACCACTTTGTCGCATATTATTATATATACACACGGCTCGTACACAAAACGTTGACATATCGCAGAATATTAAATATAATAACTAATACTTGCGGAATAGTAGGTGTGTATGTGTATATATTTACCCTCCCCTATTCGATAACGAATGTTATACCACATAAAGGGTCATCCGTCAAGTAAAAAAGGTAAGTTAATGCAAAAAAATAACTTGACAAATAAATCTAAATCCATACAACTATATTCAGACTCAGGTAACTATTTACTGGAAAGATTCTATCGCGTATTAGAGAGGGGGTTTTTAATTGACCCTTTATCCTTACCTACTAGCGACCAGTACTATATCTGGGTGGCGTTGCGGGAAATGTTTCCTTCTCGTAATTTGACGTTGGGCAAAGTATGTAGGCTATTGCGTGAAGAGGGATATACGGATAGTAAGGGCATACTTTCATTGGAAGAGGAAGAGGAAGAAGACCAGCCAACCTAGCTATGCGGATTCTTGCGAGGTTTGTTGTGGTCTAGGTTTGGACAGACGGTAGGGTACGTGCGTTAGAGGCAGGGTTGTTCGTAGTCCTTAATTTGGTAGGCATAAAGGGTGTGGTTTAAATGGTAACTAATTACTCTTTATACGAAACAAAATCAACCCTGCCTTTTATTTTTTTAATTTAATTTATATAGGGAGAAAATAAAAATATGCCTACTCCAAAAGAAGAAATAAGAAAACGTTTAAGAAGAGGTCGGGTGAATCAAAACATAACTACGCCTTCTTTGCCGTCTATGCCGAATTTTGGAAAAAAACTTGGGGGCCAAAATAAAAAGGGGAAAAACTCATCGGCTATGATGGATCTGGTAGACCCAGGCATAGATGATCCTTTTGGACAGAGGCGTATATGGTGGGCAGAAAACAGACTTGATCGTTTAAAGAAAATGTCTGAGGAAACTAAAAACAGAGAGTTGCCCAAAGGCTGGTTTAAAGAATCTGCATTTCATAGATGGCATAACCCTTTTAAGATGGCAGAAAGAGCAGAAAATAGAAATGAGGCAATAAGGGCAGAGTTAGATGCAAATATACAGAATGTATCGGATAATCAAACAGTAGGAGGTACAATGCCTACGGATAGGAATCTTAATGTAGCGGAAGGACTTGTAAGCAATATGCTGGGCCGTAAGGTGCGGTTTGCAGATGTACCAAATACTAGCAGTAGCAGTAGTAGTAGTAGTAATGTTGATGTTGATTTTTGGGATAATATAGAAAGATAAGTGCGCTATGACAACACAGGGAAATAAGGGCGATAGAGCTAGAGAAGTTGGTCGCAATAAAATTAGACAATTGGGCCTCAAACAACAGAGAAAAAATAGAGAAGCTGAGATAGCAAAAATAATAGAGCAACTTGAACGCTATGAAGTATCTGGTCTAAAAAGAGTGCCTTTTGGAATTAAAAAAAGTAAAGCTCAACTATTAAAAGAATTTAAAAATTTAATGGGCATAGATTACAGAGACTATAGGGGTATAACGCAAAGGTATTCAAGATCTAAAGATGATCCATTAGCTTCGGCAACGGCTGGATTTAGAAAAAGGACTTCAACAAAAGAAAAAAATATAAAAGAAGGTAAGGGGGCAGAATTAGATGCAGGTAGAAATATACCTTTAACATCTTCTAGGCAAAAAAATAAAAAACCTACCCAATTTTTAAATGAGAAAAACATATTAGGAGAAGGAATGCCATCTCCTTTAACCCGTGAACAAAGACTTAATATAGCCAGTCAAAATGTAAATAAACTTACTGATAAACAAAAAGAAGCTGGACGAAAAAGAAATCAAGCAATATCAAAAAAACTTAAGTTAAACAAAGGTGGGCCACAAGATCCTATGCCCTATGTAGAATTAGAACCTGATAGAGGCAGGTTAGACCAAAACATACTAAACGTATCTGAAAATCAGGGATTTGGTGGCACAAAACCCGAAGATAGAGATCAAAATATAGTAGAAAAACTTGTAAGCAGTCTACTGGGCCGTACTATAAGATTTGAAGATATACCAGATGACGATCCAGATTTTGATCAAGGGCTAAAGTCAGAGGGCCACATTGCGTATCCAGCAGGTAGGCCCGACTTGCGTATGGGGGGCATGACTTCCAGATCGGGTGCAACCACTAAATTCAAGAAGCCACTTGGCATGAGGGGCGGTGGTAATATAACTAGAGCGCAACGACAGCGCATTGCCCGAATAATGCAGGACTACAAACAAAAGAAAGCTAGAAAATCTAATGGCAAAAGAACTAACAGATAGACAGAGAACATTCCTAGACTGCCTGTTTGACGATGCCAACGGCAACATACGTACTGCTATGAAGATTGCAGGGTATAGCGAAAACACTAAAACCAGCACCGTATTACAGACACTACAGAACGAAATAATAGACAGGACGCAAATGTATCTAGCGTCCAATGGGCCTATGGCAGCGATGGCAATGACGGGCGTATTGACTGACCCCACCGCCTTGGGCAATCGGGATAGGATATCGGCAGCCCGTGAAATTTTAGATAGAACGGGCATAGTTAAAACGGAGCGCATATCTGTACAGGCAGAGCCACAAAGCATGATAATGTTTGCACCAAAGGCAGAGCCGAAATACGAAGAAGAAGAAGACGAAAAAAATAATGGAAAAAACACCCACTAAAAATACTTGGAGGCCAGTTGTAAGGAAGAGCCGACAGATACCGTTTGGGTATGAGGCTGATCCGAATGATGATACTATACTGTTGCCTATACAGGAGCAGTTAGATGTCCTGCTTGAGGCCAAAGAATATTTGAAAACTTGCAGTTACAGGGAAGTTTCTAGGTGGCTATCTGCCAAGACGGGGAGAACCATAACGTATCAGGCACTACATAAACTAATAACTAAAGAGAGAGATAGACAGAATGCAGTCCAATCGTACAAACATTATGCCTCCAAAGCGAAAGAGTACGCCCAAAAAGAGAAAAGCATCCAAGAAAAAATCCTCTACGCTTCAGTTGAACAAAGAGGAGATAGAATCGACACCGAATGGGCAGACGAACTCCTCGCCTAGCGAAGAACAAAAAGAGCAGACTAATACTAGTTATGTTACGTTAAACAAGGGGCCACAACAAGAGTTTATAGATGCACCAGAAAGAGAAGTACTGTACGGGGGTGCTGCTGGAGGAGGTAAAAGTTTTGCGCTATTAATAGACCCATTGAGGTACTGTAAACATTCTGATCATAGCGCACTTATACTTAGGAGAACAAATGACGAACTTAGGGAACTTATTCACAAGTCTACGGAATTATATCCGAAGTTTTATCGTGGGGCCAAATGGTCTGAAAGAAAAAGTCAATGGACTTTTCCATCAGGTGCGAGAATTTGGCTCACGTACTTGGAACAGGATAAAGACGTACTTCGTTACCAAGGTCAGAGCTTTTCGTACGTGGGTTTTGACGAGCTTACGCAATATCCTACAGCGTTTCCTTGGGATTATCTCAGATCTCGATTAAGGTCAACAAACCCTGAGATAAAAGTATATATGAGAGCGACTACAAACCCAGGAGGGCCAGGACATTCTTGGGTTAAAAAGATGTTTATAGATCCATCAACCCCAAACAAATCGTTTTGGGCTAGAGATCCCGAAACAAAGGAGGTATTAAAATACCCGAAAGGTCACAGTAGAGCAGGGGAGCCATTGTTTCAAAGAAGGTTTATACCAGCCAGTTTAAAAGATAATCCATATCTTTACAATGAGGGTGACTACGAAACAATGCTACTGTCTCTGCCAGAGGTACAGAGAAAACAACTACTATACGGAAGTTGGGATATTGCAGAGGGCGCTGCATTTACAGAGTTTGACAGAAATACCCACGTAATACAGCCGTATGATATACCTAGTGGGTGGAGAAAATTTAGGGCCTGTGACTATGGGTACGGATCTTATTCTGCCGTATTATGGTTTGCGGTTACGCCAGATGATACATTAGTTGTATACAGAGAATTGTACGTAAGAAAAGTTTTAGCGGTAGAGTTGGCTAGAATTATATTGAATTTAGAAAACCAAGACGGTAAGATGGCGTATGGAGTTTTAGACTCTTCATGTTGGCACAAACGAGGCGATACAGGCCCTAGCCTTGCAGAGCAAATGATACTAGAAGGCTGTAGATTTAGGCCATCAGATAGAAGTAAAGGAAGTAGGGTAAGCGGTAAAAATGAGGTACACAGACTGTTGCGTGTAGATGAAGATACAGATATGCCTGGGATACAGATATTTAATACGTGTACAAATTTAATTGCACAGTTGCCTATTTTACCGTTAGACAAAAGAAACCCAGAGGATATAGATACACATTCAGAAGACCATTTATACGATGCATTAAGATATGGACTACAATCTAGACCAGTGCCTAGAAATATATTTGATTTAGATCCTTCAACATCAGCTATAGAAACTTTTAAACCTGCTGATGCAGTATTTGGATATTAAGAGAAGGTAAAACATGGCTGACGAAACAGAATTTTTAGACGATAGCACCAGTTCCTATTTAGAAGATGGTGACCAAGAAACTGAAGATGCTTCTGGTATAACTGATCATATAGAAAAATTATTTTCTAGGGCAGAAGATGCAAAATATCAGGAAGAGTCAAATTGGATACGTGCATATAAAAACTATAGGGGCGTATACTCTCCTGATGTACAGTTTACTGAAGCAGAAAAATCTCGCGTATTTATAAAAGTAACAAAGACAAAAGTATTAGCAGCGTACAGTCAATTAGTAGATGTATTACTTGCAAACAACGAGTTTCCTCTGTCTATTGAACCCACAATTTTACCAGAGGGCGTAGCAGAAACTGTAAATTTTGATCCCAATGAACCTAAAGATGTAGATTTAGGAGAAATGCCGAAAGATCTATATGGTTATGATGGTGATGGTAAAGTTTTACCTCCTGGTGCTACGGAATTAAATAACCTGTCTGAAAAGCTAGGCCCATTAAAAGACGCACTGGAAGATGTAGACACACTTAATGAAGGATTTGGCATAACTCAATCTTCTGTTAATTTTCATCCTGCAATGGTCGCTGCAAAAATGATGGAAAAACAGATAAAAGATCAGCTAGAAGAATCAGATGCCAGTATGCACCTTAGAAATACTGCATTTGAATGCGCTCTGTTTGGCACTGGCGTACTTAAAGGGCCGTTTGCTACAACTAAAGAATATGCAAACTGGGATGATGATGGGCAATACGATCCAACAATTAAGACAGTTCCTAAAGTATCTCATGTGTCTTCTTGGAATTTTTATCCTGACCCTGATGCATCTAATATAGAAGAATGCGACTACGTAATAGAGCGTCACAAACTTACCAAAACACAATTAAGAAATTTACGAACCAGACCATTCTTTAGAGAAGAGGCTATTGCAGAGGCTATAGAAAAAGGCCAAAACTACAACATAAAATGGTGGGAATCCAGCTTACTTGATTCTCAGGATGAGGAAAGTTCCCGTGGGTACGACACACACAGATATGAAGCCCTAGAGTATTGGGGTGTAATGGACAAAGAACTTGTAGAAGAATCTGGAATAGATATACCAGAAGAATATGACGAAGTAAACGAACTACAGGTAAACGTATGGATATGTAATGGCGAAGTGCTACGGTTTGTGGTTAATCCATTTTTACCAAAACGCATACCTTACTGTGCTGTTCCGTATGAATTAAATCCATATGCCTTCTTTGGTATTGGCGTTGGCGAAAACATGGATGATACACAGACCTTGATGAACGGTTTCATGCGTATGGCAGTAGATAATGCAGTTTTGTCTGGCAACTTGCTTATAGAGGTAGATGAAACTAATCTAACCCCAGGACAAGACCTTACAGTATACCCAGGAAAAGTATTTAGAAGGCAAGGCGGTGCGCCTGGACAGGCTATATTCGGCACTAAGTTTCCTAACGTAAGTACCGAAAATATGCAGTTGTTTGATAAAGCCAGAGTGTTAGCTGATGAGTCAACAGGCATACCATCATTTTCACACGGGCAAACTGGTGTTTCGGGAGTAGGTAGAACGGCAGCTGGTATCTCTATGTTAATGGGAGCAGCAGCAGGTTCTATAAAAACTGTTGTTAAAAACTTTGATGACTATATGCTACGCCCACTAGGTCAGGCTATGTTTGCGTTTAATATGCAGTTTAACTACAACAAAGACATAAAGGGTGACCTAGAAGTTAAGGCTAGAGGATTAGAAAGTCTGATGCAAAACGAGGTAAGGTCACAACGACTTATGTCCTTCTTGCAAATAACGAGTAATCCTGTACTTGCACCGTTTGCTAAATTCCCTTACATAATACGTGAGATAGCTAAGTCGATGATGCTAGATCCAAATAAAGTTACAAATACACCAGAGGAAATGCTGAGGCAAACATATTTGATGCAACAGCAACAACAACAACAAGGGCCACAACAACCGCCACAGGGCGAGATGGATATGACAGGGGCAGGTAATGCTAACATA